TGACCTTCCGTTGAATCCTATTTGCCGGCAATGGTTATATCTTTCAGCAAACTCTTCAATAAGTTCGTTGATTTCATAAAATGCTTCTTCTTGCTCAAGCATCTCGTAAGCATTGTAATTATTTGGTAAATTGTGAACTTTCACATTTACCGCGTAGCTTGTCGACTGATTCCACGAACTCATAGTGTCATATCTGAAGTGTTCGCTTAAAAACTTAATCATTTGTTTCTTATTCATCTTCCCTCCTCGGGCCAACAATTATAATCACTCATACATTGTCTAAGGTCTTTGCATGACATTCCGTCAAGCCCGTTGAAGCCATAGAGGGCGATGTCTATAGTATCATCTGCAATCAATCCTACGACTTCAGGCAAGAGTATATCTATCATCACTTGTTTTGTGAGTCTCCTTCTCTTCTCTTTATTGAATTTCTTCATATGAAACTCCTATGGCCACAACAGTTACACTCGTACCATCGACCTTCTACCAACTTCCCAAGTCTTTTTATTTCTTTAGCATTCTCTTCTAGCAAGATGTCACATTGGCCTAGCTCATTCCTAAGGTCACCAGCTTCTAGTTGAGAATGTTTGAAGTCTTTCTTCATACTAGTAATACGAGTATCTCTGTAGAACACCGCATCTCTAAGTTCATTTATAATTTTTCTTTGGTCCTCGTATCTCTTTGCACCAACCAACAATCCTTCATCACTAAGCTTCTTGCGGAAGTCAACAATAGTGGATAGTTGAGTTTGTATACGTAGCTCTTGATACTCTGTTTTTCTTTTGAGTTCCTTAATCTCCGCCCATGCTTTTATCAATCCTCCTGTAGGTTCCATTTGACTTTCATGAGGGTGGGGTGGGTCATCTGAGATGTATGTTTTGTGCATACATCTCAGTCGTGCACTCTGGCACTCACTCCTTTTGCATACTTCCATAGATTTGATATTGAACTTTTTGTAAACATGTTATCCTCCTTTAGTCTAGTATTTTCTGGCGCAACTTCTTACCTAATCGCAAAGTCTTAGTGTCTGAGTAAATCATCTTAAAGCCTCCTTTTTAACTTCTTAATATTATTTTACAAAACTTTTCACGGCTTGTACATAAGAAAATTCAGCCAGTTTTGAGATAATTGGTCAAATGTTTGGAATCTCCGTGTGCGAAATAGAATTGTGCCGGACGTAGAAACTACCTCCGGGATTATATGCAAGGGGTGGTGGATGAAGGTTTTCTCCTGTTGATTGATTAGATAGGATATCGGAAGGAGGAATCACCGTCCCGGGCTAATTCTGATATACTTAAGTACTGATACTTACCTTCTGTTATACTTCGTCTAATCCACAAATATAATTATTAATTCTTTCTAACTTCATGTATAATTATTTTATACTTATATTAGAGTGGGAGGCTCTGGGCTGCACAGTAAGTACAATAATTATATATTAGTATATATACGCTATGCAAGGGGAGGTCGACCCACATCCGAACTTTGTCTATGGGAGAACCGGATGCAGTTGTTGAAATATTGTATTAGAGATTTTTGTTTTTTGTTTTAGGTTAGGTTCTACAGATTTGTAGTTTTTTAGAGTTTTTTATTATCAGTATGTTCTTTCTACAGAGCGGGGTCCGGTTTCTACTTAGACAAACACCGGATTTCATAGGACTCTCTAGGCCCTCCTCATTGAGTTGCAGAGTAGGAGCTAAAACCTGTCCAATTTCTGGGCTGATTAACTTAAAAAATTTTGGTAGTTATTTCATTAAAAAAGAGACCTAAGCATTCCTGCCCAGGTCTCTCATTTTGCTATCAAGTTATTTTTTCTTTTTAACTTTGACAGCTTGTACAGCTTGTACAGCTTTAACTGCTTGGGGATATACCATTGCTCCGTAGGCAATAACATCATGCCATCTACCTTTAAAGAATGGATAGTGCTTGCCTATGTTTTGTACTGCTTGCATAGACCCCAATCCTTCCTCTATTAAAATGGCTTTCATTTCTGCCATTGTCGGCTCGGGTTTTCCATCTCTTCTAGCTTGTAAGAAGGCTGAGAAGAATATTTCCTTGACCGAATGATTTGAAACTACTTCCGGCTTAAGTATTATCATATAATGACTCCTTTTATTTAGTTTTTGGTTTTGAATTTTTAAAGAACAATTGATACTTACTTAACTTCTTAATATAATTATACTAAACTTTCAACAGGCAATGATACATTATAATCTAGCCTGTTCTTGTCCGAATAAACCGGTCTGATGAGATAGGCAATTAGATTAAAAAAATAGCCCTCCAGATAAGACAATTACTACATCTTACCTGAAGGGCATTAGTTTACAACTATTATTTATGTTTTTCGTTTACTAAGAGAAGGCTTATTGTATAAGTAAGTTCATCTCCTAATATATTAAAAACATTTTGTCTTCTATCATCAAAATAATCTTTTTCTTGCTGATAGAATGTTGGTTCACCTGTAGTAACGTCAATATACTCTGAACCACGAGTGTCCGGATGAAATCCACCACCACAAAATGTGACAGCTATATCTAACCATTTAATTGCACTCGTGACCCCTATAAGTTTTTCATTACTACACAACTGTTGTTTTTGTGTCATAAGTATGTTCTCCTTTATTCTATTTGTATATTAGGCAGCTGTTACGCAAACCTAATAGGTTTAATATTTCTTTAGCTAAGGTGATTAAGGAAGTACGTAATTCCTAATTCCCATAACCAGTGGTTGTCAAGAGAATCTTTCCATTCTTTGAATGGTACATCCTCGTGTGTATCCGCAGTTAGTATTGTGAGTCTATCATCTTCGAATGTGATGATGTATCCCGCTTTAGCGAAAATGCTCTCTATGTTTTTTGTTGAAGTAATCATAAGTATGTTCTCCTTTATTCTATTTGTATATTAGGCAGCTGTTACGCAAACCTAATAGGTTTAACTATCGATTGTTTTCAATAGCACTAAGTTGCTTAAGAAGGCTTATTTCTAAGCTTTCTTCTTTTTTTATTGCAGTGTCAAGCTTGTCTTGTCTCATTCTACATACAGACAGTCTAGCTTCTAGTTGTAGTTCTTTATCAGAACACACTGCATATTTTGTAAGTCTTTTCATATTAACATCTCCTTTATTAGTTAAACTACTGGACGAGCAGCTGTTACGCAAACTCGTGGGTGGTGATGAATGTTTATTTTAACTTCTTCTTCAGCTCAGCAAGAATGTTCATATACTTCATCATCTCCTTGAACTTGTTCTTGTAGTATGGATAATGAATGCTTGCATTTTTCCATGCTTGTGTATCCTTAAAGCCCGCTTCTTTCAACAGTTCACGATACTCTGTTTGGTCGGGAAGTGGCTTGCCACATACGATTGCAGTTACAAAGGCGTTGTAGACGTAACTCTTTGCACCCGTGTATGGGTTAAGGACCTTGAGCTCTTTAACAACCGAGCTAACCCTGATAGTTTTAGGGGTATTATCTTTCTTCTTGTTCATAAGTAAGTCTCCTTTTGTATGTTATATAATAAGCTCTACATCAGTAATACAGCTCAATACTACACGACACTGGTAGAGGAACGGTGATATATTTAACATCTATCATCATCCGGGGTGCATAACTCAGTATTTAAGCATCTTTCTTAAGTTCAGCTGCTTCATCTTCAATATCACATTGTCTTCCAAAGATACTATATGCTTGTGCTTCATTATCTAAGCGCGTTACTTCATTGGTTGGTACAGCATTTTCTAAGGTACGAAGTTTATGGGACAGTGTTCTGTATTCAGTACGCAACAACTCGAGTTCAACGGCATTTGTTTTAGTGTTCATTATAAGTCTCCTTTGTTTAATCTAGATATAACTTCATCTAGGTTGTTTTAAAGAAGGGATGGGGGATGGTACATCATGTATGCTCAACTCCCGTCCTTTGTTGCGGGACAATGAACCTGTACGCCCTTAGCCTGTCCCCTTCTTTATAGACTCATTCAAAAAGAATGTGCCCCATGGAACATGAGGGGCCATTCTTGGATAGATTATGATATGTATTAAGTATGTCAAAGGAATAGCTCTTCAGGGGTGGCGACGGAGTGGTGGGAACTATAGGACAGATGGATGCACAGACTATGTATGTGTGTTCATCGTATATGACAAAGGCTTACGACCGGAAAACATAAATAATACACAGGGGTGTCGGGCCAATATAAGCCGTGTACATTTTTCAACTTTTATGTTATAATATAACTTATGTACAAAGACTTTGACAAAACACAGTTGGCCACCATTCAATTACATCCTGCAGGTCTACTGGTTATTCATAAAGTGAAGATAGCACGTTTATACACTAAGAAACGCAAGCCTTATTTAGATATCCGATACTTTTATATTCGGAAAGATATCAATAGGTCCACGACTAAAGGAATAGCAATGGACGAACGTGTAGCGGCTAAAATTTACAGCGCCCTTGCATCTACGACCTGGGAAGTACTACCCGAAGGGAAGAAATATAAACCATGTACAAAGTTCAATAAAAATGATACAATAGATATAGTGATAGGACGAGTTATGCAGGATAACATTCCGCATTTTGACATCCGAGAGTGGGTAAAAGACACCGGTAGAGGTTATACTGGGATGTCATTCAAGGGTTTCCGGGTTCCAGTATCCATGAAAAGAGAATTTTTAGAGAAGTTATTAGAATCTATAGCGAGGTTATCAGATGGGATTAAATGACAGAGAAACTATGAAGGCCCTGTTCGAAACGTACTGCATTTGGCGAAGTTTACCCCGGCAGTATTACAAGTATACAGATGAGGAGCTCGACAAACTCGGAGTTACCGACCCGGAATTACTCATTCTAATAAAAATTAAGAGCATTAGAGCTTTTGCAGAAAAGTTTAAAGTGTCAGCGCAAACAGTTTACTCCTGGGATAAGACAGAAGCGTTCGATACGAAGATTAAAGAGAACTGGCGGAAGTGGTCCAAGAGACTCACGCCGAATGTTGTAGGCCAATTATATAAGAAAGCTATCGATGAGTCTGACGTACCTGCAATGAAGTTATGGAAAGAGTGGGTTGAGCAAGAGGGTGATAATGTTAATGTAGCCCTGGATGATGGACTAATGAAAATTATAGCTAATATGAAAGAGGATGAAAAACATGATGGAAATAACGTCAGTGACTCTAAAGGTAGTAAGTAATGAAGCTCCTGTGCGTGCTTATTGTAGTATTGTATTTAATGGAGTTTTCATTATTCGCAAGATTAGAATTATTGAGCAAAATAACAAGTTCTTGGTATCGATGCCGTCCATCAAGTCCTGTAATGGTGAATATGCTGATGTCTGCCATCCTACTACTCCCGAAATGCGAAAGAAGATGGACGTAACAATCTTGAAACAATTTGAAGCATTGGTACATACTAAGGAAGGTGTATAATGAAAAAGAAGAAAAAGAAAGCTTACCGAAGTGAGACACGAGAAAATATGACAAATAAATCCGCAACCCTCGAGTCCATTAAAAAGATAGGTAAAAAAGTTTATAAGAAAGTTAAGCGGACCGCAAAACAATTAAAAACAGATTTAAAGTACTCTTCAGAAAAGGGTGCTGAAAATGTAGCCAAGATGAAAGCAGAGAAGAAAAAGAAAAAGAAATAATGCTAGACGAAAAGAAACGACAAGAATTATTGGAACGCATGAAAGACGACTTTCAGTTTTTTGCTGAAAATGCACTTTACATTATAGACAAGAAAACCAATAAATTGATACGTTTCAAATTAAACAAAATCCAAAAAACATTTTTGTACCTCGAAGACCGCTTTAATTTTGTGATTAAATCAAGGAAAGGTGGTATATCCACCCTGCGTATAGGACAAATGATTTGGAAGTGCGCTTTTAGAAAGAACCAAAAGGAAGTACTCCTCTGTCAAAATGAGGACGCAACCTCTAAGATGTTCCGTGAGCGTGTCATACCAATGATTAAAAATTGTATCTACCCTATTAATTGTAAAATTAAGGAGTCTTCAGGTATTATAGATTTTGTTGATATGTTTGGCACACTATACATCGGCACAGCCGGTAGTAAAAGTTTCGGACGTGGTAGTGATATAACTGGGTTTCATCTCTCTGAGTATGCTCATTGGGAAGATGCCAAGGTTTTGACGGGTATTGAGGAAGCACTAATGGAAGGTGCTACTGGGACCATAGAAACTACCGCGAAAGGAATTAACTTTGCTCACAACCTTTGGAAGAAGTGTGTTGCGTTAGAGGCTAGATACAAAGCAATATTCATTCCATGGTTTTTTGATGAAGTATATAAGATTGATTCAATTACGACTTTACCTGATTTAACCTTAGCCGAGAAAGAATTGGTAAACGCATTTGATTTAACACCTGCACAATTAGCATGGCGTAGGCAGAAGATTAAAGACATGAGTGACCCTGAGATGTTTCCTCAAGAGTACCCAGCCACAGCAGAAGAAGCTTTTATCTCTTCTGGTAAAATGGTATTTGACTGGATAGCTTTGAAGAAGCACGAAAAGAATTGTATTCCACCTAAAGCAAAAGGATTTCTAAAGGATGAGGGTCCTAAAGGTATCAAATTTGAAATACATAGCACAGCTGGATTACAGATATGGGAATTCCCAAGACCCGAACGAAACTACATTATAGGTGGGGACGTAGCTGAAGGAATAGCCGGCGAAAATTATTCAACCGCTTGTGTAATAGATTTAACTACGATGGCACAGGTTGCAGAGTACCATGGCCACATGCTACCTGATGATTTTGGTGACTTCTTAGAGCATTTAGGATACTACTATAATACAGCTTTAGTAGCACCTGAGTCCTGGCCTGGAGTAGGTGGAGTCACGATAGCTAGACTGATTAAGCTTGAGTATCCAAATTTATATATGAGAGACCGGAAGAAAAATTCTGCAAGGTCAGACGTTCAGTTATACGGTTGGTCTACCAATACAGAGTCAAGACCATTAATGATACATGGCTTGGGTGGAAGTGGAATACGCGATTTTGGAATGGTGATACGGTCCGCAGGTTTATTGGATGAGCTTCGTTCATTTGTGTATGATGAAGTTAATCCTAATAAGATGGACCACCAGAAAGGATGTTTTTCAGATAGAGTCTTTGCAGCTGGCATAGCTTACTATATTGCAAAAGAAAAAGGTTTAGATGAAAGAGAAGAGCACAGGGGTATAACAAATTTTAGGAATAAGGGAAGAGGTAATTGTAGGAACAACCCCGCATTTACCGGTCCTAGATACGGAGTAAGAAAATCCACCAAAGGAGCCATATAATGGAAATCAAACGAGAAAACGTAGGAAAAGTATTAGTAGATACGATATTAGTAGAGATAATGAAACAAGAGAACAAAACTAAAGCTGGAATCATCCTGCCTGGAGCGGAGATGAAATTCAAACGTAAAGACGTATTTGTCGCAAGAGTAATAGACATCGGGGTAGGTGTCAGTATTCGAGTAACAGACTTCTTAAAGCCAGGGGAATTCGCATTGCTCAACCCCGTGACACTTGATTGTCCTGGCTTCAAGGATGGAGAAGTACAATATGTATTTATTAAAGAAGATGATATTATATGTCAGTGGAAACCTACAGGTGAAGATGAAGTGCATTACACTGAAGAAGGTGTCAACTTAGAAACCTTAACTAAAGGAGTTAAATAATGGCAGACCAAGAAAACAAAGATATAAAAGAAGCAGTTGAAGAACCCACAAAAGAGCAAGAAGAGTTGATAGCTCTTCCTGCTGTTGAATCACCTATGTATAATTTTAATGGTGATACCGGTGCATTTTGGATAGGCTTACCCTTACTCAAGATGGACTTAACTAGCATCATGCTTATGCTGGATAGTTATAAGCTTGAAGCTGCTAAGGTGCTCGGTGCACTTAAACTCGAACAAAAAAGAAAAGAGAATGCGATTGTTAGACCGGATGGTTCAGCATTCCAAAAAACTAAAGCGTTCGTAAATAGCTTAAGAAAGTAAGGAGGATTGATGAAAGTTAAGAGACCAGTGAAGGCTAAAAGAAAGAACCCGAACTTCAAGGAAACTACTAACCCGAACAAAGGCGTTAGAAAGATGAAACAAATCAAAGGCGTCACGGAATAAGTAGTACGCGATAGTTCGAACTCGCGCACCTTGTATAGACAGGGTGCGCACATCTAATTTAAGAGGTTACAAAATGATACAGAAAATTACTTTATCACCACCCAAAGAAATTGCTGACAAGATTACTAATCATATAGAAGAGCTGGTTGAGATAGAAGGTGCCAAGTTAATTAAGATTACAAAAAAAGAAGAATCTTTAGTAAAGAAAGATATTAAACGCAAACTTGATATAAGTAATAAACAAACACACGCCTTAAGAAGTAGACTAGTAGAATTGAATGATTTACTTGAGGGGGTTGTAGAAGAAACCAATTTTCCTTTTGAAGGGGCTTCAAATATAACTTTAAGCTATGCAGGTGGTATGGCTAAGACCTTCCGAGCAACCTTTAATAGAACAGCTTACCAAGATGTTAATATCTTTGCTGCTAATGTTAACGAAGAAGATGCCATTCCTAAATTAGAGTTAGACAAAGTAGAAGAGTCCACAAATTATTCATTTCATACAGACAGTAATGGTTTAGAAACACTTAAACTAGGAACAGTACCCGTGTTCAGAGATGGTACACTTATTGTTTCTGGATACTGGAATAGGGATATCCAGCGCTGTAATGATTCTAAGATATATAAAGACTCTGCTAAATTTATGGAGGACTTTCCTTCACCTGACGTAGCAGGTGTTACACCAGAAGAATACAGAGATTTGTTAGATGGCTTTATTCTTGAAGAAAATCACAAACTTAAAGTAGATTGGGATTACGATAATATAATGAATGATGGTCCAGCCTATGAGATAATACCTTTAGCTGAGTTTATATGGTATCCTATAGCTGCAAAGTCTATACGTGAAATGACGATGTATGGTAAATCTTATGTAAAAACTTCACAAGATATTAAGGAATCTTCGAAACGTGGTGAGTACTACAAGCCTGCTGTAGAGGAGTTACTTAAAAAGAAAACACGAAGCCAAGATGCTAAATGGACAGCTACGCGAAACTTTATAGATGGGTTACAAAGTGCAGATGACAATAAGAACCCAGAGTATACTCTAAAAGATTTAGTTTACAAAGCTGATTTAGATAATGATGGAATACTAGAAAAATATTTAATTACCTATTGTCCAGAGCATGATATTTTACTTAGCTTTCAAAAGTACCACATAAGAAACAATGTTGATTTCTGTATAGAGTTTAGACTTGTAGAAAGAGACGGCAGATTTTTAGGTGGTTCACTCTTATCTGAAGGACAAGACAAATTTGAATTAATGGATGCTATTCATAGGCATAGGAATAACGTGCGCATGCTTACAACTAGCCCTATTATGCTTATCAATGACGCATACAAAGAAGATATTGATTTTGGTTCTGCTGCGAGTGCTATTAAACCTGGAGTATCTTTTTATGTAAAAGATATCCAAAGTGCAATGAAGCAAGTAGTACTCCAGGATTTAGATAGAACGAAAACCTCAGCAGATGAAGAAAATTTGTTAATCAGATACTTGGAACTTTCCATCGGGCCCACCCAAGCGTTGTCCGGCGGCGAAACTCCTTCTGACCCTAGAGCTCCCATGGGAAAGACTATAGCCCTACTCCAGCAGGCTAACCAAAGAGTGGATGATTATCTGGATACCTTTCGTAAGAGCTACCCGGCATTAGCTCGGTTACATTGTGCCTTGCTCGCACAATACGGCCCGGATAAAATACATTATAGGGTCGAACAAAACGGTAAGGTAGACTACAGAGAAAGTAATAAAGACTTCTTGCTGCACGACAAGTTAGTATGGCGAGATAAAAGAAGGTCAGTCACGCTCTCTCCTGAGTTTGCTATGCAAAGATTAGGTGGGTTGATGCAAATACACCAGCAGTTACTTCCATTAATTCAAGTAGGTAATAAGATTGCCGTTGAGATGTGGAATCGTATGGTTATAGCATCAGGAGAGCCTTCAAAAGAAAGTCTTATGATTACAGCTAAACAAAATGAAGCTGCTGCAATGATGGCTATGAAAGCTCAAATCATGCAACAGATAAATCAGGGCCAAGCTGATATTGCTGCCAATGGCCCAGTAGCACAGGGTGGCGGAGAAGGACAGCCCCCTAAAAAGAAGCCCGCTACAAAGAAGTAGGGGGTGTACAAGTATTAACAAATATGTTATAATATTAAGATTACATAGGAGGCCTATTATATGGGTTTAGAAAAACCATCAAGACAGAACATCGACTTCACAAAGAACAGAATTGCCTTTGCAGAGAAATATATCTCTGACCTAAAAGGTTTGCAGTCCAAAAACAGAGTAGTCTTCTGGGACAGCTTGAAACAAATACTAGAAAAAACAATCAAAATCCAACAATCAACTTTAGATAGTTTGCTAGACGTAGAAAATATTGGGGAACACCCTGGTACTACTCTGAGCTCAGTTAAAGGATTGCGTGGAGGGATTAAAGCCTTAAAAGACGCTATTGCCACTGTTACAGATAAAGCTCAGCATTATGAGAATGCAGTAGCCTCAAAGCTTGCTCTGAAGAAAGAACTTAAAGAAAAAATAGCTACTTATGACGCGATAAACCCGAAGTAGACCCTTAATGTATAGACCTTTTTTAATACTACGAGATGAACACTCAGACGCTGCAGCTGCTGAAGCATTAGATAGTAAGCAGAAAGCGGATGATATACTTATAGCACAGCAGAAAGAGCTTGATGACCTTAAACTTGCAGCTGCGACAGAAAAAGCTAAAAGCGATATAATGGAAAAAATGCTTAAAGCACAAGCAGACGCACAAGCAAATCCTAGTGCAACTCAGAAAGAAGTAATATGGACAGATGCCGAATGGACAGCTTGGGAAGACGAAACAGGCTTCACAAGAAAGCAAGGCGGAGTAATTGATAATCTTAGTAAATCTTATGCCGAGAAAGTTCAAACAAACATGGACGCAAAACTTGCTGAAGCAACCAAACGTGCTGAAGAAGCAGAACAACGATTTAGCAACTTCTCAAATGATAGAAAGTATGAAGGTACTATTAAATCCTTAATATCTTCTAGACCTGAGTTAGCTGCATATGAGGGTGATATTGATTCTTTTGTAAAAGACTATCCCTCTGAATCTCTTAAAGACCCAGAGAAACTTAAAAGTATTCTTGACAAAGCAGTAATTTTTGTTAAAGCTAAAGTAGGGGAAAGGAAGATGAATAAACCTGGTGGTAGTAGCCATAGATTTGGAAGTGGTGGTGGTTCAGGTGGTAGTGATGATGGTTCACTTGAAGTAGATACTACAGGACTTAGAGACAACGAAGCCTTACTTGTTAATAGAATTAAAATAGATGCTGAGGGTGTTAAAACACTAGACTCAGTAAAACATGACCTTAAAGGCTCAGACGGCATTATGATTAGTGCTGGTGATGAATGGAAAAGAGTTGAAAAGGAAATGAAGGGTAGATAATAAATGGATGATGCAAATCATTTAAAGAAAATTAAGCGCGTTCAGGGTGGTGTCTTCGAAGACATCTATCCAACCGAAACAGCCGGAGACGGCAAAGTCGTAGATAACAACAGGAAGACCGGGAACGCGCAACCCTCATCAGAAACACGAGCACCATTAAAAGCAAAAGTAAAATGTAAGATTTGTGGATTTCCAATGGACAGCTTCAAGAATGATACTTCAGGTGGTTCTTATGAAGGTAACGGAGCAGGCGGCGAGACCGTAGTTACTGAAGAAACAGGAACACTTACCAACGGTGATGAGATAACTTCAAATAACCCTGAAATGGCGTATCAGAAAGGTGGAGGCTGTCCTCTTTGTTTTAGTAAGAATAGTAAAGGTAAAAGACGTAAATAGTTTTTTCTACTTGATAAGCTACACGATACTTCATTGATGGTCCCAGCCTGATTCCGAAAATAGAAAACAATTTTAATAATAGAGGTACAATACATGAAAATAGTACATTCAGTAAATACGCACATTATGTTATTGCCTATAATCGCAGGTATAGATGTTTTACCGGGCACACTTATGATGGGTGGTGCTACTGCTGGAACAAACAATAGCATGTTAATTCCTAATACAGCAGCTTCCAACTCTAAGTCAATTGGCGTCTTATCAGAGCTCTTTGACTTTTCAGTCTCTGGTGATGCTCCTATGGACGGTAGTTCTTGTTGGTTCGCACCTGAAGGTGAGAATGAAGCTAACTACCCCTCTAGACACGTTGAGCTAGTTGGTAGTCCTACCCTTAATAGGTTAGACCAAGACCTTACCGACGGTGCCGATGTTGATGGAGCGACAGCTGCCACTAACGTTGTAATAACCTCGCTTGAAAACAACATTGATGGTGGTTTCTTATATGTGTATGCAGGAACTGGCATAGGTACACTAGAATACATCACCGCCTCAGCAGCTGGGTCTTGCACTACGGCTTCTGATATGGGACTTGATGCTACTTCAAAAGTAATTAAGATTCTTCCTTTGTTCCATACTGTGATGGAGCTTAGTACTCCTTCAGCTACAGTTGATACAAAACTCATAACTCACAATGCTACTGGAGCAGCTGGTACTTGTAGAGGAATGATTCTTGAAAGAAGAATAGTTAGAAACGGTGTTGATGAGATGTTAGACCCTCATACACATGGTGGATTAACTGGACTTAATTCTTTGGATTCATTCAAGATTTACAGTATTGTTCACATGACTGATACTGCATTTCAACCTGTTGCTTAACACAGGCTAACTTAGTAATTTTTTAGTAAAGGAGAAACAAATATGGGTGCAATGACCGCAGCGAGATGGCCATCTATAGTACAGAAAGACCTTTCGCTTATATTCTTAGAACAGCATAGGGACTACAGTTCCATGCTCCCCTACATATACCGTTTCAAGGATGCCGAACAAGCTGTTGAGTATGACCTTGAAGTTGGTGATGTCGGGACGGTGCCTCAGTTGAATGGTACCATTACGTATGATGACGTTCAAGAAGGATACAAAAAATCAGTATCTGAAAAAGAGTTTGCTTATGGTTTGAAAATAACCAGACGTTTACTTAGAAGTGATTTGTACGGTGTTGTACAGGACAGAACGAAACTTTTAGCCGATTCTTTTAGAGATTTGTATGAATCTCACGGTGCGAATGTTTTTAATAATGCCTTCACGACTTTCACCGTAGGGGACGGTTTGTCTTTGTGTAATTCTGCTCATACTTCCAAGTATGAAGGCAGTGACCAAAGCAATACCGGTACGCTGGCTTTTTCTGCTCCGAATATTTTCGCGACGCAGTTGCTCTTCAAACAGTTCAAAACGAATAGAGATAATATCATGAGAAGTGTTCCTGATACAATTGTTATTCCTATGGATTACGAAGAAAAAGCATTTGAGATACTCAACTCATTAGGAAAATTGGACAATAACTTTAATAACAGAAACTTCTTAAAAGGAAGATACAATGTTATTATATGGGACAACTTTCTTACTGGTGGTAGCTCTGCGCCTTGGTTCATGGTAAACTCTAAAATGATGAAGCAAAAACTCATTTGGAGAGAATGGGAACCGGTTCAGTTCTTCCGCACAGGTGAGTTTGATACACTCGTCACCAAAATGGCAGGTTACTGCTCGTTTGGTCGCTCCACAGTAGAATGGAGATGGATATTTGGGCAAAACCCATCTTAAGTTAACTTAAAATCGGAGGTCAAGCAATGAGTCCAGCAAGAAAACCAAAAACAACAAAAGAAGAACCCAAAGTTCTTTTAACTGCAAATGAGAGAGCAATTCAGCAGAAGGAAATCGATGATTTAAAAGCGATGGATAGTTCTGGTGAATTAACCGAAGGAAACAAATACGCGCCAGTAAAGGAACTAGACGAAATTAGTATCGACCCTAACAAAATTAGGCAAGATATTAACAAACTTGAAAAGCAACTTAAAGATTATACACCCGTCAGAGTTCCAGAAGGTATCGAGCGCGACAAAGTTTGCAAACGTAGAATGGAGTTAGTTGAAAAGTTTAAGCCGTACTTAGAAACTTTCAGAGAACTTCGGATTGTTAGAAGGGATGACCCTGATTACATGAGAGCGTTTGAAAAAGCAAAGGCAAGATTGACCAAACCACATATTGAAGCATGGATAGCGGAATGGAAACGGTTAGGACTCAAGCTTGACCCCGATGATACAGAGATTAATAATCTCGATAAGTTAAGAGCTAGGAGCTAAAAGTATGAAAAACTTAAAATTATCAATCCTGCTTGTTGTTGCTTCTTTGATTCTCTATGCGATACCTGTTGTACGCGCAGAAATCAATGATAAAGCTACACTAGGTTGGAATATGGTTGATGGTTACTCATTTTGGAGGGTTAACTCTACTGGTGAATTTATTCCAGGTAAAGATAACTACTTTGATATAGGTACATCTGCTTTAGAAATAAAAGATATATACGTAGATGGTACAGCTTATCTTGATGCAGCTGAAATAACAGCTTTATCAGGTGATGTTGTTATATCTGGTTCACTTACAATACTTACAATGTCTTCTACTACACTAGCTGCATATGTACCTAGTATTGGAGAGCTTGT